GACCTCCGAGATAAGGCCCGCAAAGACCTATTCTGGCTTGGCCGTTTGCTGGGGCGAAGTCTGTTCCACGATACCCACCGCGTAATATGCGATGCCTTCGTGCAAAAGAATTTTGACGGGATGTATTTCCCAGACTGCACCTTCGACGACATACACGAGGGAATGATAGGCAAGCAGAAGCGTTTCGCGGCAGATGGCTCAGAGACACGCACGCTGATGCTGTTCGCCCCCAGATCGGGATATAAGTCAACAATCGACGGTTTGGATACGGCGCAGTGGATGTTAAACTGCCCAGACATCCGTATCATGATAATGACGTCGATCAAGAATTTGTCCAATCAGTTGATGGGCGAGGTCAAGCGGTATTTTTATTTGCCCCCTCGCGGCAAGCCGTCTGCGTTTCAGATGCTTTTTCCTGAGTACATTTTGACGGGTGTGGACGGGCGCTCGGAACAGCCTATCACCTGCCCAGCGCAGTTGTTCGACTCAAAGGAACCCCACGTCTGGGTTACGTCGCTAGACTCGTCCTTCGTTGGTCAACGTTGCGATATTAGAAAGCTCGACGACATCGTCGAGGATAAGAATTCATCGGATGAAGAACTCCGTGAGAAGTTGAAAGAGAAAGTCAAGTCAACTAACGCACTAGTAGAGCCTTGGGGATTTACCGACGTGATCGGTACCCGCTACTTTACAGTTGACTGGTATGGCTGGCGCATGGGGCAAAATGCAGACGAGGAAGATGTCGTCTCGACCGAGCCATTCAAATATTTGAGCCTCTCCTGCTGGGAGATAAAGCCCGAGTTTCAGGCCCTCTACTCTCAACTTCTAGAAAAGCCAAACGGCCTCTTTGAAGTTACAGAGAACATGGTTGAACTGTGGTTCCCATATAAGCTGAACTGGAAGGCGCTTCGCAGCAAACTGAAAGAGTACAAAGAGCGCGGTTTCAAGAACCAGTATTTGAACATCGCCACCGACCCGATAGAAATAAGTGACTCCGTCGTTCACTTCGATGTAGAGACGTTACGACGTCACACATACGGCTCGTCTGCAGCGCCTGCAACAGGAGAGCTTCTTGTAACACTCGATTGGGCGTACTCGGACAGTAAGACAAGCGATTTTTCTGTTCTAGCCGCCATACGTCGTCACATTCGAGAAGACGGAACCCAGGAGTTGATCGTTCTGGATGTTGACTACGATAAGTGGAAGGCATCAGACTTGGCCCAACACACAGTTCTATTTTTGAGAACACACAGACCCGACCGAACTTTTATAGAGAAGTCTCTCGGCGCAGACCTCTTTCTGATGGCCTTACAAGCATACGCAACTAAGTATGGGTGCTTGGATGTATTAAAGACCATTCAATGGGTGGGCGCGGGAAACACTTTAAACGAAAAAGCCAACCGCATCAAAACTTTAGAAGTCCTGATTGCCGATGATCGCCTTCACTTTGTTTCTGGTCCCTGGATTGATGAACTTTATAGACAGTTCTCAAGGTTTACAGGAGACACAAAAAAGGGAAGAAAGGACGACATACCGGATAGCATTTCTCGCGCGTCTAGAACGCTTCCTTCCAGCATGTTCGTAAGGGCAAGGATAACGCCGGAAGAAGAAAATTTGCGTTTAGAACAAATGGAAAGAGAAGAAAGAAGACTTCTTCAACAGTTCCATTATAACCGGATACACGGTCAACAACTCGGTGGTACCCGGAACAATCCGGGGGCGCCAAGTCATCAGGCACCTAAGCTTAGCCAATGGCGACAAGGGAAGAGAAGCGACGAGGTCGCGCCTCCCCCCGCTCCTATATCTTCGGAGCCGCCTAAGCCCCAAGACCCCCGTATGCGAATATTTGGTAACAAAGGACCGTGGCGACTGTGAGCGATATCGACCAGAAGATAGCGGGATTAGAAACGGAAAAGGCCAATGAGATCACTACGGAAAATACGTACATTGACTCGGAGACTGGGACCGTTCAGTTTAACGACACTGCTGCGATTAACCTCGTTCTTAGCAATACGGAACTAGCTGACAACTTTATCAACATCAACCAGTGGGCGAGCGGATGGACCATGTCCGACTTGTTGTATCAATCGCCCATTTCTACCAGCAACTACGACACCGGGACCGACGTAGCAAACTCGGCGGTGCCGAAGTTCATGGTATCGAATCACATTAGCTCTATCGTTCCGAAGCTGATGGGCGGACTCTTCTACGAAGACCCGTGCTTCCTACTCAGGCCTAGCCCGGGCACTTCTCCGGAAATCATCCAAGCCAAGACCGCGATGTTCACGTTCCAACTCAAGGCGATGCGCTTTGAGGAAGAAGTTGAACGCGGGCTGGAGCAGATGGCCCTCCTCGGCACAGGTATTTGGAAGTGGGGATACACCGAGTACGAGAAGACAGAGAAGAAGTACAAGCGTTACGCGCCAAAGATTCAGGTGCCCGACGGCATCGAGACCACGCCGATTGATACGCCTGACTCTGACGACTTCGAGATCGAATTTTATCAGAAGACCGTATCGCATCCGTGGATTAAATTTTGCGATATCCGAACAGTCCTTGTGGACCCAGGCTGTCGAGTCGGCGATATTCGTGCGGCGAAGTGGGTTGTATACCGCGACTACGCGACCTACGAAGATTTGAACCGCCTACGCGGAACAGAGGGTTACAACATTCCCAGCGAAGAAGTTCTTCGCCGCATGTTCGAGAAGGCAACCTCTCCCGGACCCGACAACATTTCTATGACCATCCCGGAAGGGATGATGGGCTATTTGCAGCACGCGAAGCCCCGCAGCTACAAGACGTCGGCTGACCCGAACAAGGCTCCGCTGGAACTCTTGGAGCATTGGGACAATGATAAGGTTATCGTTGTTCTGATCTACAACGGCCACAACATTCTAATTCGCAACGAAGCCAACCCGTACGGAAAGATTCCTTTCTACTCGGCTAACTGGCGCAACATCCCTGACAGCTTTTACGGACAGGGACTCGGCATGCTAATCGGCAGCGAGCAAATCGTGGAGCAAGGTGTAACCAACCTCGCGCTCGACTTGATGTCTTACTGCTTGCAGCCTGTGGCGCTACGTAAGAAAGGCTTTAACGCACTAACTCAGAACACGCGTTGGGAGCAAGGCGGCATTATCGACGTCGAAGAGGACGTTGACAAGGCCTTCAAGTTTCTACAAATGCCTCCGGTACCAGCGGAAGCGTTCTCGTTCATCCAGCAGTCACAGTCCGCTGGCGCGGCAACATCAGGCGCTAACGAGCAGGTGGTGCAGGGCGCGGGGCACGCGGGCATCAGCACAACGGGCATGAGATCGGGCACGGGCGCAGCAGCCGTAGTTGCCGCTAACGCCAGCCGACTCGACGGGCCGACCGGACGATTCGTCCGCCAGGTCTTCGAACCTTGGATGTTCCAGATGGACGAACTCGACAACGACTTGTTGCCGACCTCGGTCATCAAGGAAGTCTTGGGAGCGAAGATTGGTAACGACTTCAAGATCGACCACATCGCATTCCGTAACGCGAAGCTCGAATACGAAGTTCTCGCGGGAGCAAACCTCGGAGCCAAGAAAGAGATGGCGCAGGCTCTTCCAATCATGATTCAGCTGCTCAACAACCCAACGTTCGTGGCAAACGCCAATGACGCAGGGTATCAGTTTGACGCGGTCGCTATCTTCCAAGCGTTCACCGACGCAGCAGGCTGGAAGTTCTCTCAAGCCTTCTTACGTACGATGTCGCCGGAAGAGAAGCAGAAGCACGAGGCGAACAGCCCAGCGGCTATGCAGGCGGCGCAAATGAAGAACGCGCAGACCATGCAACAGCAGAAGTTTGAGCAAGAACAGACGCAAGAAAACCAGAAGCAACTAGGCAAGGCTGGCAACGAGGCCTTCCGCGCGTCTATCGAAAAGTCAACATCGCCCGAACTCATGGGCGGACCCGAACAGACACAAGGGTTCGGAGCTACAACCGCATTATAATCCGGGGCCGGGGAAACTCGGCCACCGACTAGGAAGGCACAATGTCAGATGAAAGCCGCAAGGTGTTAGGGGAGACTCTAACGTTTGAAGAACGTCTATCGCTCGCGCAACTCGTGAACCAACCGGGATGGAAAATCTTGGTACGCTTGATGGCAGAGTCCTGCCGCAAGGCGACCGAGGAAGTCATCAGGTTGAACCCGAGTGTCGAACGCTACCCGGAACAGTTGGCCGGACTGCAGACGACTGCCCGCGCTATGAATAAGTTCTCCGCAGAGGTGCTTGACTCAGTCAAGTTGCATCAGCGCACCGCCGTACAAGAAGCACAGCAGAGAGAAAACCCGGAACTGGTAACACTGCAGAAGCCGCGTTTTCAAATGCCGAAATCTCCCGAACAGGGAACGAAGTAAAATCGAATAAAGTATTTCAGGAATAATATGTCAATCACTCGTGAACAAGTCCTGCAAATGGACTGGAAGTCAATCCAAGCTGCTATCAAAGACCCCGCTACATCGGCTGAGATGCAGAACCTCCTCAGGGACCGCAAAGTCGTAGCCCGCGTTTCCGAGATGATGTTGGAAGCCCAGAACAGAGAAGCAGAAGTCGACGCGCAGTTGAAGGTCACCGTTCCTCCGTCAACGGAAGAACTCGCGGCAGAGGCAGCAGCGATGGTTGTGGCAGAAGTGCCCGTCGTCCCAGAAGTCCCGGTTGTGGCACCCGCGACTGCACTCCCAGAAGCTATCGAACGAATTACACGCGAAGTTGAAGACGCGGAGTTTAAAGAAGCTGGCGTAACGATTGTCCGTGACGCAGCAGGCAAGGCCGTACGTTATATCGAAGAGTATCAGGTACGCGATGAAAGCGGAACGCCCATCGGTCGCCCGACTCACTTGGAAGCTCGTTCTCTCCCGGAACTGATCGGTAAGAAGCGCGAGATTCACACCCAAGCAACGCGCGCGTTTCACCGCGTGAAGAACCGGAAGCTGACCTTTAAGAACGAAAGAACGATCTTGTCTCCGGAAGCTATCGCGGACGCAGCGCGCCAGGCTTTGGAATCCAAGGACCCGATTAAGACCACCGATGTGATCGAACAGGTGATCGAGTCCAAGTACAAACAGCGCGAAGACGCGTTGAAGCAGAAGGAAGCATACGAAGCAGGCCGCTCGATCTCGAATGAGTTCATGCGCCGCCATCTCCACGACTATAACCCATGCGAGGCCAATCAGAAAGCGATTGGTGAATACTTCGCAAAACACGAACTTGAATTTACCCTGGACAACTTGGAAGTCGCATTTCAAGACCTCCTAGAACAGGGTGACAAAATTGCCAAGGTAGAAACCGTGGCAACAAGACAAGCCGCTGTAGTCGCTAATCCGACTCCAGTAGCTGCTGTGGTAACGCCCACTCCCCCGGAAATCCCGGTCGTGGAAACGCCAGCCGCAGTAACCGTACCAGTAGCAGCAGCCCAGCCAGCAGGACTCAGTCAACCTGTGGTTGAAGCAACGGTAACGACGCCTGCCGCCGCACCTAATGTGCAACCAGCGGCCCGTCGTCCGGGAGTGAATGGAGGCTTGCCTCCGGGTTCGTTGAGCGCACAACGACCGGGAACGCCAGACCCAGCACTCGCGAGGAAGGAATTCCTATTGACTGTAAAGGACATGAAGCCGGAAGTAATGAAGAACAAGTTGAAGACCGACCCTCAGTTCGTTAAGCAGCTTGAGTCTTACGGCATTCGCGTTCGATAACAGTCGCCTTCGCGACACGCGGAGAGACCAGACCAGAAGTGATATATGAGCGGACCGAACCCCTCAGCATC